GGCGCTGGCGTCATCGCGGCGCTCAAGATCGACATCCACCTGTGAGGCTGTCATGTTCTGGATTGCTCGCGATGGCAATGACATCTACATCTATTGGGGTAATGCGCTGATCGGCGTGGTCGGGATTGCCGACTGGTCGTTCGCCATCGCCAATCCAAAGCCGACGAAGAGTAGGGCTGCGTGATGGTTGAACACATTAGCTACACGCCGCCTTCGACGCTTCGGCAATTCATCAAGTGGTGCCCCCAGGCGCAGTTGTTCTACGCATGGTGTGTCGGTCCCTACGGGTCTGGCAAGACGACGGCCATGTTCTTCAAGCTGTGTCACATGGCCAAGATGCAGGCACCGGGTAAGGATGGCGTCAGGCGTACGCGTGCGGTCGTCGTCCGCAATACCAGGCCGCAGCTCAAGGACACTACGCTGGTCTCCTGGAGCTACTGGTTCAAGGACGGACAGGCGGGTGAGTGGCGGGCCAGCGACTACAACTTCATTCTTCGGTTCGATGACGTCGAGTGCGAGGTGATGTTTCGCCCGCTCGATACGCCGGACGACATTGCGCGAGTCCTTTCGCTGGAGGTGACGTTCGCGTTGATCGATGAGTTTGTGCAAATCCCGAAGGAGATTATCGACGCGCTGTCGGCTCGTGTCGGTCGCTTTCCTGCGGCTAAGGATGGCGGGGCGACGAACTGGGGCATGTGGGGCGTCTCGAACCCGAGCGTGGAAGACAACTGGTGGTTCGACTACCTGCATGATGAGACATTGGTGGAGCGGTTTACTCAGGATGGTGTCCTCGGTGATCCGGATGCTCGCATCATGCGGCGTCGTATGTTGGGACTTCCGGAGATAACGAACATCCACTACTATTTGCAGCCTTCCGGTCGAGGCCCTTATGCTGAGAACTGGGAAAACTTGCCCGGCAAGAAGGACTATTATGTCAATCAGGCGAAGGGGAAGTCTGAGGCGTGGATCAAACAGTACATTGACGCTGAGTGGGGTTTCTCGGTCGCCGGCAAGCCGGTGCTTGCTACGTTCAAGCCAGACATGCACATCGCGAAATCGCGGCTGCAATACAACCCACAACTACCGCTCGTCATCGGTCTGGACCCTGGGCTCAAGGGCAGCGCGATGATTTTCGGTCAGGAGGATATGTGGGGTCGCTTGCTGATCCTGGGCGAGTTGTGTCAGTCTGGGTACGGCGCAATGCGTTTGATTGAGGAGCGGTTGCGGCCGTATCTGCGGCGACGGTTTCAGGATGCGAAGATCATCATCGCACCTGACCCGGCCGCAGCGAACCGCGCCCAGACCGATGAGAAGTCGGTGGTGGATGTCTTTCGGCGATTCTATGTGGTGAAGGTGGAGAGCAACAACCGTCTGGCGTTGCGGGTGGGTGCGCTGGAGCACTATACCACCAAGCTGACGGAGGTGGGGCCGGCGCTCCTGATCGACCCTATGGAATGTCCCATTTTGGTTCGTGCATTGAAGGGCGGCTGGCGTTATGCTATGGATCAGAAACGGGGCGGGATCAAAGGTGATGAGCCGGAGGACAATCCTTACACGCATCCGGCCGACGGCGCTGGGTATCTCGCTCGTTATTTCTATCGGTCGATCGAGCGCGATGAGAAGCAGCGGGCTGTCCCTGGGGCCAAGAAGTTCGTCATTCCTACCAAGTTCGGTTCGCCGTACAATTTTACGTGAGGCTTGATCATGGCCACGTCCCCTGCTGGTGTTTCCTTCGGCACCTCGTCGACATCGGCGAAGGCTGAACTGCTTCCTTCGAGCACGACGGTTGAGGGCGGCGAAGATGAAGCCCCCGTCAGGGCGTTGAACCCCGATGATTTGCGAGCGGTAGGTCAGAAACTCAACTTTCTGTTCGAGCAATACCGTTCTGATCGTCGTATCCTGGAGCTGCGCTGGTTGCGAAACGAGCGTCAGTACCTCGGCCTCTACGATCCGGAGATTGAGAAGGAGCTGAGCGTCAATCGCTCGAAGGCGTATCCGCGTCTCACGCGTGTCAAGTGCATCAGTGTGCTGTCGCGGCTGATGAACCTGATGTTCCCTGGCAACGAACGCAACTGGGAAATTCATGCCTCGCCTGATCCCGACATGAAGCCGGAGGATGTAAAGGAGGCTATCGCTGATGCGCAGGCGAAGGATCAGGAGCTTGGCGTTCAGCCGAAGGTTGATCTCGATTATGCCATGTCGGCGATGCAGACATGGGCGGAGAAGCGCGCTGAGAAGCTGACGACGTTGATCGACGATCAGCTCCAGGAGCTTGGCGGAGATCAGACCTATGATTTTATCGCGCTCAATCGCGAGGTGATCCGCCAAGGTGTCATCTACGGGCCGGGCCTGCTGCGTGGGCCGTTTGCGCGTGAGACGAAGTCGACGAAGTGGGTGCTGGACGCCGCGACCAAAGTGCCGAAGCCGCAGACGAAGACAGTGTACAAGCCGGTGTTTGAGTTTTTGCGGTGCTGGGATTTCTATCCCGATCTGTCGGCAAAGACGTTTGCGGAGATGGACGGCTATTTCACTCGGCATGTGATGTCACGCGCGCAGATCATGAAGTTGGGCAAGCGGCCTGACTTTATGGAGTTGCAGGTCAAGAAATATCTCTCGACGCATCAGATGGGCAACTACCGACCGCAGCCGTTCGAGACGGAGCTGCGCGCGATGGGCGTCAAGGTCAATGTCAATGAGATGAAGACGGAAACGTCGAAGTATGAGATCATCGTTTGGCATGGTCAGCTTAGCGGTGCATTCCTGCGCATGTGCGGCGTCGATGTCGATGACGATAAGCTGGCGGATGATATGGATGCCGAAGTGTGGACGATCGACTCCAATGTCATCAAGTGCATGCTGAACCCATGGGCGGAGCTAGATGTCGATGTCAAAACTCTCCATACCTTCTTGTTCGACGAGGATGACACTTCCCCAGTGGGTTTCGGTCTCCCCAATGCTGTCCGAGACAGCCAAATGGCAGTCAGCGCTTCTACGCGAATGCTGCTCGACAATGCCTCTGTGGTTTGCGGACCCAATCTGGAGCTTAACACCGATCTCCTGCGTGCGGATCAGGATTTGACCAGCACGAGCGCCTACAAGATTTGGTATCGTGAGGGTACGGGCGCTGATGCACAGTATCCGGCGGTGCGAAACATCACGGTCGATGCACATCTTCCGGAGTTGCAGGCGATCATCGAGTTGTTCATGAAATTCGCCGACACCGAGACTTTTGTCGGTCCGGCGACCGGTGGCGACATGGATAAGAGCCCGAGCGAGCCGATGCGGACGGCGGCTGGCGCATCCATGTTGCGCGGCGATGCGGCGTTGCCGTTCAAGGACATTGTCCGGCATTTTGACAAGTTCACGCAGTCGGTGATCTATTCGCTGGTGCAGTTCAATCGGAAGTTCAACCCCGATCTTGCGCCGGATGGCGACTATGACGTGATCGCGCGTGGTGCTACATCGCTGATCGCCAAGGAAGTGCGTGGCATGCAGATCGATCAGATTGCCGCGACGTTGGATGATCTGGAGAAGCCGCATGTCGACATGCGGAAGTTCGTCAAGGCGCGCTTTGCATCGCGTGACATGCTCGATCTGTTGGTCTCCGAGGAGGAGGCCCAGCGTAACATTGCCTCGCAGGCGCAGACACAGGCCGATCAGATGAAGGCCCAGATGCGCGAGCTGGAATCGACGATCCGGAAGAACTTAGCCGATGCGTTCAAGAGCATTACGCAGGGCCAGAAAAATGCCGCCGCGGCTGACGCTCAGGCGATCGATGCGGCGCTGCAGGTGCTGGAGACAGGAGCCCAAAATGCCGTCACTGACCAAGCAGGAGGAGCAGGACCTGATCAAGGTTCTGGTGGACAACCAGACGCAGCAGGAATTAATGGCGGTCCGCCGGCTGGTGGAGCACCGGCTGGAGGAAGCCAAGGACAGGCTGGTGGCATGCCCAGTGTCTGATCTGCAACGTTTTCAGGGTGTCGCGGCCACCTACGCGAGCCTGTTGAAGGATTTGACCCGGCCGAAGCCGGCGATCCAGTCAAAGGAATGAGGAGCTTGAATCATGGTTACGACCCCGACTAGGCCGGCTGCGCCGGTTACGCCGCCTGCCGACACCGATCCGTTTGCCGATGCCTTCGCCGGGTTGTCGGCGCTCAAGGAGGACGCGTCTTCGATCGCGATCGACGCTGTGCTGAAAGGTCAAGAGCCGCCGCCGACCGGTCCGACGGGGCCGATTGGCGCTGCTGCGCCTACCGGTGGTGTGACGGGGCCGACGGGGACTGTCGAGACCGGCCCGACGGGGGCGGCGGATGCGGATGTAGATACGGATGCGTTGGCCGCGGCCGCGATCGAGGCTGTTGGTCCGACGGGTCCGACCGGCACGGTGGAGACTGCGGGGCCGACCGGTGGCCCGACCGGCGTGGCTGCATCGCCGGCTGGCGTGGACACCAAGGCGTTCAACGAGTTGATCGCGGCGCTCAAGGGCGCTGCTCAGCCGACCGAACAGCCGCAAACCGAGCAGCCCCAGCCGATCCCGCTGACGGCGGAGGAGACCGAGGCGATCAATACCTATCTTTCCGAATTTCCGCAGGTCGCCGCGGCGCAGCAAATCATCGCTCGGCGGCAGATCGAAGCGGCTGTCAATTATGTGCTGGTGGAGGTGGCGTCCGTGCTCCAGCCAATCGCGCAACGGCTTGATGTTGTTGCACAAAGATCTCATCTTGGGGACCTGGAGCATGTGGTGCCGGACTATGCGGATGTGCGCCAGAAGGTGATCGACTGGGTGGAGACCCAGCCTGACTACTTGCGCGCCGCGTTCCATTCTGTTATTCAGCAAGGGACGGTCGATCAGGTGAGAGACCTGATTGATCGCTATAGGGTGGCGACGGGTACGGCGGCAGCGCCGGCTCCCGCTGCCCAGACGCAAGCAACTGAGCTGCCTCCGGTCGTCAAAAAAGCGGCTGCCGGGTTGGCCCAAGTCAGTTCCAAGCGATCCACTACGACGTCGTCGACACCGACTGATTTTGACGGGGCGTTCGACACGTTCGCGAAGTTGGAATGAACGCGAAGGAGTTTGACCCATGGCCGCGATCACCTCTTATGGCGACATCTCCCCGGCCGTCGCCGCCTATTCGGTCGTCCGCATGCTCAAGCGTGCGATGCCGTATCTGCACCTGGAGAAGTTCGGCCAGACCTATCCGCTGCCGACCAACTCCACGCAGACCGCCAAG